ATACTGACCCTGGACACAGCCAAGGCCGCTGAAATCCCGTGGACCGGCGAAGACATTCGCCACGTCAACAACGGCTCTGGGTATGAGACCATCTATGGCGACCAGATCGCCCAGGCGATGCGCGCTCTGTCCAACCTGATCGAGGCTGACCTCGCCACCGAAGCCTATCAGAACGCCTCGCGCGCTGTCGGCACCGCTGGCACCACGCCGTTCGCGTCCAATTTCAACACGGTTGCCGAAGTTCGCCAGATCCTGGCCGACAACGGTTGCCCGATGAATGACCGCCAGATCTCGCTGGTCATGGACACGTCCGCCTCGACCAAGCTGCGCAATCTCGCTCAGCTCCAGAAGGCGAACGAGGCCGGTTCGGACAACCTGCTGCGCCAGGGCGTTCTGCTCGACCTGCAGGGTCTGGCCATGCGTGAATCCGCGCAGGTCCAGTCGCACACGATCGGCACGGGTTCCTCCTACCTGATCGACCTCGTGGCTGGCTATGCGGCTGGCGACAAGACGATCCACGTGGACACCGGCACCGGCACGTTTGTTGCGGGTGACATCATCACGGTTGCCGACGATCCGTTCGGCGGCAAGTACGTGGTTGGCACCGGCTTTGCGGGTGACGGCGACGGCGACGTGGTTCTGAATGCGGCCCTGATCAAGGACGCGGCGTTCGTGAACAACAAGGCCGTGACCATCGGCGCTGCCTACACGGGCAACGTTGCCTTTCACCGCTCGGCCCTTGAGCTCGCGATGCGCGCTCCGGCCAACCCGGTCGGCGGTGACGCAGCTGTCGATATGATGGTGGTCCAAGACCCCCATTCCGGTCTGGTCTTCGAGGTGTCCGTCTACAAGGGCTATAAGAAGTCCATGATCTCGGTCGGCGCCGTGTGGGGTACCAAAGCCTGGAAGCCGGAACACATCGGCCTCCTGCTCGGCTAACCCACGTTTGAACGCGGGGGCGGGTTTCGGCTCGCCCCCGTTTCTATGAGGTCTACCCCATGTCCCTGATCACCGAAGACGGCACCGGCCTTGCGTCGGCTGAATCCTATCTGTCCGTCGCGGACGCGGACACGTACTGGGCAAACCGGGCCGACACGACTTGGGACGCGGCGACAGACCCGGCCAAGGAAGCGGCCCTTCGCAAGGCAACCGAATATCTCGACGCGACCTTTCGCTGGGTCGGGGTGATTTCATCCACCTCGCAGGCGCTTGGCTGGCCGCGATCTGGTGCCTATGACCACGAAGATCGGCAGCTCGATAACCGGGTTCCCAGCCTGCTGGCCAATGCGACCGCAGAGCTTGCCCGTGAAGCGCTTTCCGCTGAGCTGCTTGTGACGGTCTCACGCAATGACCGCGCCAGCCGGGTTAAGGCCGGCTCTGTCGAAGTCGAGTTCGAGCCGGGCGTTTCGGTGCAGAAGGCATTCGACCGCGCCGAACGCATGCTGACCCCGATTGTCACTGGCCGCGTGGGCTCCTCGACGATTGCTCTGGTGAAATCCTGATGGCGCTGCTCGATGAGATCGCCGGGATTGTCTACAGCGCCGCCAATGGCGTCGGCGGCACGACTTGGGACATCACCATCAAGAAACGCGGTGCGGCCACTGTAGACGCCTATGGCGGCTATACGCAGGCTACCGCGGACACGACCGCCCGCGGCTTCATTGAAGATTACACGGCCACCGCCCGGCAAATGGGCGGCATCCCGATCACTGACCGGAAGATCACGCTTTTCGCCGCGTCTTTGTCGGCTGACCCAGAGGTCGGCGACACCGTGACCGCGGAAGGCACCGATTACGAAATCATCACGGTGCAGCGCGACCCCGCCGCTGCGACTTGGGTCTGTCAGGCCCGCTAATTCAAGGACACCGCTAATGGCTATCACGTCCAGCTTTGCGAACCTGGCGACCGTCACCCGCGCGTCAAAGAAAACGGATGCGGGCGGCTGGGATTTCGTCAACGCGACCATTGTCGGGACTCTGACTGAATACGCGACAAACGTGGCGGCGATCCATCCGACACAAGGCGCGTTTATTGAGCGGACGGGCTCGACGAATGAAATCCGCAATCCGCGTTGTGAGGGGGCCGTCGCCGGCACAATCGGTTCGGGTGGTTCGATTCCAACGCATTGGACAAGCTTTCTGCAGGGCAGTTCGACCGTAACATATACGATTGAAGGAAGCGGGACAGAGAACGGCTGGCCGTATGTCGATTTCGGATATAGCGGGACGGCGAACAGCAAGGTTGCGGAAATCCGATTTGAGAGCACGACGCAAACGACGGCTTCTAATGGGCAGACATGGACTAGCTCGGTTGGCATGCGGCTGGTCAGCGGCGACCTGACCGGGGTTAGCCAAATCCGCAGCCGGATTACGACTTTTCTTTCGGGCTCGGCTGCGCAGGATTTGGGCTCGGCGTCTTTGTTTTCGGCAAGCCTGGACAGCAATCATCGCCGCTTTAAGGAAACCGGGACTATATCGACCGCGTGTGACGCCATCACTACGGGGTTTCGTGTTGACTTCGCCGCGTCTGGTGCCGTCGACTTCGTTTTGCGCGTGTACCTGCCGCAAAATGAAAACCTTTCATATGCGAGCAGCCCTGTCCTGCCGACTGCTGCCAGCCCTGCGGTATCTACAAGAGCTGCGGATCAGGTTAGCATCGCAAATGGCGCATGGGAAAACGATGGCGCAAGCACATTCTTTGCGAGTCTGACCCCGGTGCAATCATACACGGGCGCTATTGTTTCTGCAGGCGCGGACAATAACAACCGCATCACCGTAAGCCTTTCAGGGTCAGACGAGCTGCTTGCCTTTGTCAGCCTGGGCGGTGTGACGCAATGGAATGCGGCGACCACGGACGCGAGCTTGGCGCTGGGAACGGCATTCAGCTTCGCTCTGGGCGCAGATACCGATGACGGCGCTTTGTCGGTTGGCGGGGCAACGCAGATCACGGATTCAGCAATGACCCTGCCAACGCTGGCAAGCGGGATTGTTTTCGGTCAGCCGCCCGGCGGTGGTTCGCTATCGGTTGGGTTCTACTTGCGAGACTTTCGATATTGGCCGCGTCGTTTGTCCAACGCCGAACTTGAGGCACTGGTGGGGAATTGATCATGTCGGGCTATTTCTACGCATTCGATGATGCCGCCACATGCGGGCAGGAATTGCCGCAAGTCTGGAATGGTGACGCGCTGGCCGAAGGCGTCGTGTTGCGCTCCGAAGTCGGTTTGTGGCTTTCCACGCCGGTCATGTCAGAGACAGACGAGAACGGTGATCAGACCATCACGACGCCTGGCCTTCGGTCTGCGCCGTTCGTGGTCCTGTCGCCGGTCGAATATCCTGACGCTGCAGACTTCCTCATCACGCCAGAGGGCGAGCAGGGGTTCATGTAGTGGTCGGCGCGCGCATCACGGGCGTTGCTGACCTGCAAGTCGAAATGCAGAAAATCGGCCAGCGTTTCCAGCGCAAGGTCATTCGCGAGGCTTCGCACGTCGCGGCGCTGGATCTCGAACGCCATATTGTCACCTCGCTCAATCAAGGGCCAGCCACCGGCAAGATGCGCTCTAATGGCAAGTCGCGCGCGTCCGCGCCTGGCGAATACCCGATGACGGACATGGGCATTCTGGCCTCGTCCATTTCGACCAATCGCCGCAACGATGGCGCGGACGTGGTGGCGCGCGCGCCCTATGCCGAGAAACTTGAGTTCAAAGACCCGGCGCGCGGCGGGCGTCCATTCATGCGGCGCGGGCTGCAGGAGAACGAAAACCGGATACATCAGATCGTCCTCTGGGCGGCTCGCCGGATTTTGCAAAGGCCCTAGCCATGCTCTCAGGACTGCCACTACTGGAAACCGTCAGGGCTGCTCTGACGGGCGACGGCCTGCTGGCTGGATTCATGGGCGGGGCGGCAAACGTCTTCGCTCTGGACGCGCCGGATAATCAAGCCCTGCCATATATCACGCTCTCATTCGTCAGCGCGACGGATTGGAGTTCTGGCAGCTTCGACGGTGATGAAATCCAGTTTCAGGTCGCCGCTCATTTCGAGCGCGGCAAGTCTGGATCCGCAACGGGCGCGGTGGACGTTTCCAAAGCCATCGAGCGCATTCGTGATGTGCTCACCCATCGCGACGGCTTCGACCTGAATGCCAGCCCGGCGCAAGGTGAGACCGTCTCTCTCGATTTTCTGACAGGCCCCATGCGGGTCGCGCCAGCCGCCGACAAGCGGCTGGTGTCCTGTCGCTATGTCTCGGCCGCCATCATTCCTGGGCTGAATGATGATCCGGCGGGCGGTGTCGCGTCCGGTGTGGCGCGGGGCCAATCCATCAGCGGTGTCGTGACGTTCCGCGCTCTCATCAGCCCTTCCAACTAGGAGCTTAAATCATGGCCGCTCAAAAAGGTCTTGCCTATCTTCTCAAGATCGACATCTCGTCGACTTTCACCACCATTGCCGGTATGCGTTCGCTGGAAATGCGGATGAACCGCACCCCGGTCGATGTCACCAATGCTGACAGCTCTGGCTTTGCCCGTGAGCTGCTTTCGACCGCCGGCAAAAAGACGCTGGATGTGTCCTTCTCCGGCATCTTCACCGATGCCGCCGCCGATGCCGCGCTGCAGACGGATTTTGAAGCCGGCACGCTTCGCGACTTCCAGATCGTCATCCCCGATTTCGGCACCTATGAGGGCGGCTTCATCATCACCGACCTCTCGCATAATGGCGCTTATGAGGGCGGCGGCGAGTTCTCGATCTCGCTGCAGTCCGGTGACGCCTGGGCCTTCTCGGCGGCGGCATAGGGGCATC